TCTTGAACTACTGGGTGAAGCGGATCAGGGAAGACAGCCGGCCTTTCGGCGGGTTACAGGTTATCTTCTTGGGCGACTTCCTGCAGTTGCCGCCGGTCAGGACCGACCAGAGCAAGCCCTACGACTGGGCATTCCTGAGTCAGGCTTGGAAGGAGGCCGACTTCAAGACGATCAAGCTCGAGAAGGTGCGGCGGCAGAATGACGTGCCTTTCATTGAGATGTTGAGCGGGTTCCGGGTGGGCAGGATGAAGCCGCGGGACAACCAGTTGCTGCGCAGTGCGCTCAGGATGAACCCGCCTGAACATATTACCCGGCTGATGACGCACAACGTGCAGGTGGACAAGTGGAACAACTATCGGTTGAGCTCAATCGATGGCCCGATTGCCGTGTTTGACGCCGAGGTCAAGGGTGTGGATCAGGCGGTGGAGTTCGCCACCAAGAACATGAGCACGCCGCGGGTGCTGCAGTTGAAGCCCGGGGCTGCCGTGATGTTTACCGCGAACGATGCGGAGCAGGGCTTCTACAATGGGCAGGTGGGCCGGGTGGTGGAGTTCCGAGGCAGCGACATTGTGGTCGAGAGTCGCGGTGAGAAGATTTGCTTGGGCCGGCGCAAATGGTTCTTTGAGAGTCTGGGGGTCACCGTCCAACAATACCCGCTCCGATTGGCCTACGCGATGACCATACACCGGGCGCAGGGGCTGACCTTGGATGCCGCGAGGATTGATATCCGGGCGGCCCGGGAGCCCGGGCAGGCCTACGTGGCACTCAGCCGGGTGCGGACGCTGGGTGGGATCTACCTGACCGAGTGGCCGAAGGGCTGGTTCATCAGCGAGGAGGCGTTGCGGTTTGAAAGGCGTGAAGAGGTATGATGACGACGCAAGAGATTGAGGGATGGTTGGGGGCGCCGCTGTTTCTCGTGCCGCAGAACCCCGGGACCAAGATTCCGATGGTCAAGTACACCCAGGAGACCATGGAGAGTACCAAGAGGGATGTTTACCGCGTCATGCTCGAGCACGGGAACGTGGCTGTCAGGCTGGGGGAATGGAGCGGCGGGCTGTGTGCGATAGACTTCGACGATGAGGGGAGTCTGGAGGCGTTCCTGAAGGTGAATCCGGTGCTGCAGGGGTCGGCAAGGTGGAAGGGGAAAAGGGGCGCACAGATTGGCGTGAGGATCACGGGGGCATACCCCAAGCCGTGCGCGGAGCGCAGCACGACCGAGATGGTGGAGGTCAATGGGCGCATGATGGGCAAGCCGCTGTACGAATGGCGCAGTACGGGGAACCTGAGCACGGTGAAGGGCGTGCACCCGAGCGGGTGCGAGTATAGCGTGCTGGTGGACAGGCCGCCGGTGGCGCTGGAGTTCAGCCAGATCCGTTGGCCCGATGGATGGCCGGTGCCGGGCAGTAGGGATGAGATGGCGCAGTTGCTCCGGCTGCATGGCGTGCCCTGGACGTTCGGAAGGAGCGGCACGGGCAACCTGCACCCAACCTTCTTTGCCGGGTACATGGCGCACAAGGAGCGCTTGTTATTCGATGCCCAGACCGGGCAGCACTACTGGTATGCCGGCGACAGGGGGATTTGGATATCCATGAGCCGCGAGGAGATGCAGCAGCGGGTCCTTGAGACCGCCAGGCGCGTTCTGTTGGATCAGATGGCATCGACAGAGGATCCGCGGCTGCCGGCGCTCCTGACGCGGCTGACCGTGAGCTTCGCGGATCAGGTGGTCGATCTGATCGGGGCGCTGCAGGTGGAGCGTAATCCGTTCTCCAGGCCGGACAGCGTGGTGCACTGCAGCAATGTCATGGTGGATCTCAGGAGCGTGCCCTACGCAATGCACGGGTTCGGCCCGGAGTGGATGTCGAGGAACCAGACGCCGGTGCGGTATGTGCAGGGCGCGGGCAGCGGTCTATGGCAGGCGTTCCTAGACCATGCGCTGCCCGAGCGCGAGGATCAGGTACTGCTGCAGAGATGGGGCGGCCTAGCGCTGCTGCAGCGGAATAGGCCGCAGGTGATTCTGCTGCTGACCGGAACCGGTGGAGGCGGGAAGAGCACGGTGGCCGGGCTGGTGCGGCGGCTGGTCGGCGATGAGAACTGCAGCGAGCTGAGAACGAATCACTTGGGCAGCCGGTTTGAACTGGGCAACTTCCACGATAGGACGCTGCTGATCGGCAGCGATGTGCCGCCGGACTTCCTGTCCTGCGAGGAGAGCCAGTTCCTGAAGGCGCTGACCGGCGGCGACAGGCTGGCTGTCGAGTTCAAGGGCAAGAGCGGTGCCAAGGCCGTGGTCGGCGACTGGAACGTCATCGTGACGGCCAATAGCCGGCTGAAGGTCAACGTGCAGGGAGATTTGGGAGCGTGGTCGAGACGGCTGCTGCTGCTGGACTTCAGCCAGCCCAAGCCGGAGAAGGTGATCCCCAACTATCACGATGTGATGATTGAGCGGGAAGGCAGCGGGATATTGAACTGGTTCCTAGAGGGCGCGGAGGACTTGTGCCGGGTCATGCAGGCCGGTAGGCCGTTTCCGGTCAGCGACAGGCAGCGCGGTATGATAGACAACTTATTGAGCGAAAGTGATAGTGTGAGATACTTTATTGTGAACCATGTCCGTGCTAGTAGTATGTCATCGGATAGTATTACTAGCGAGGAGCTGTATGCTGCCTATATGGCCATGTGCAGCAACAAGGAATGGGGGCCTGAACCGGACAAGCGCTTCCAGCGCCGGGCAGCGGAATTGATGCTGGAGATACACCAGGCCATCCCGTCGAACCACATTCACCGCAGTGACGGTCAACAACAGCAGGCGCGAGGCTACATGAAAGTGGTCTTGACCTCGTCGGAAATGGCTTGAGCTGTCAAGCGTTGTCAAGCGTTTGGGACGGAGGACGGCACTTCTCAACTCGGTGCAAGATGAGTAAAAGTACCAAAACTGTGTTCAGAGTAGGAATGGAGTTGGAAAATGCCGTCCCATCCGTCCCAAACACTAGACAGTGCTTGACAGCGGTAGGCCTGCGCAAAATTGGCTCGAAATTGGTCGGGCAATGCCCAGCCTGTGCCGAGGAAGGAGGGGACAAGCAACGCAACCACCTAGTCATCCAGGCAGACGGAAGGTTTGGTTGCGTTATCCACCCCGGCGCCCAAGGCAAGGCACATAGACAACGCATATTTCAGCTTATAGGAGATAAAAGCGGCAAGGGTAGGCAGCACTTGCCCGCTACACCATTAGACATATCACTGTTATGATAGTAACAAACACAACCAAACTATTGATGGAGGCACCGCACCTTGTGAAGATAGGCGTGCAGCGTGGCTGGCTGTCGTACCCCAAGGACATGGCGTTCAAGGAGGACGGCACGCCAGCCCCGGTCATGCAGGATGAGCCGGAAGTCACCGAGCAGCGCCACACGCCGGACATGGCACGCAAGGCCTACGACCTGCGTGACCGCGGCCTGTCGCTGAACGATGTCGCCGCGGCCTGCCAGGTGCCCCGAGGCAGCGTGGTCTACCTGATCAGCAAGGGGCATGAGCTCTTCCTCGCAAGCCAACGGAAGGACATTGAAGTATGACCACAACAAAGGCAGAATCCCCACAGATGGAAGATCCATTCATTTACGCACCGCAGCCGACCAGCAAGGTCCAAGCAGTAACCCAGGCAGGCACCAGGCCGTCCATCCATGTCTCGCTGTACGCCTACGGTGGCATCAGCGCAGCCTGCATGATGTCTTGGGTAGACCTGACGGCCACGTTCGCCCGTAGCGACCGCCAGACCGATCTGCGCACCATCCGGGAGGATGCCCTGATATCCCGCAGCCGTTGCCGTGCGACCAAGTGGTTCCTCGACAGCGGCAAGGACGTCTGGATTCAACTGGACCACGACATTGAGTTCACCGCGGCCGACGTCATCCGCATGGCAGAGCTGGCCCATGAGCACCAAGCAACAGTCTGTATCCCCTACCCATGCCGCACGGTTCCGCCTAGGCCGGCCCTACGTCCGAAGGTGGAGCACCTGCAGGCCCTGAAGCACCAGGTGAATGACGCTGAGTGCGCCTCTGAGCTGGTGCCCATCACCATGTTCGCATCGGGATGCCTCGCAATCCCCCGTAAATGCCTTCTGACGACACTTGAGATGCTGGAAGGGTCAGCAGTGCAGAACCCATACAGGATCGATTGGTGCGACGATGTGCGCGTCGAGCGCTTCCCGACCTTATGGATGCCGTTCGCCATGGAATCCATGCCCGGCAAACTCGAGTATCTCAGTGAGGATTACGCTGCCGCAGTCAAAATGACCCTGGCCGGAGTGAAGCACTATTCCATGAAGCCCAAGAAGCAACTCAACCACTGGGGAGAGTTCCCATACTCGTTCAAGCCTTATGCCGGGTGAGAAGCCAAAGAAGAGGCCGAGTCTCGAGGACGTCGCCAAGGCCGCTGGAGTCAATTACCTGTACACGCAGCGAGTGCTGTCAGGTAACACCGAGATCCCCCAGGCAACGCAGGAGAAGGTCTTCAACGCAGTCAAAGAGCTTGGGTACGTCAAAACACACCACCCAGGCCAACACTTCAACAACAAGCTGACCCAAGAGAAAGCAGACGCTGTCGTCGCTGGCATCCTTGAGAACAAGTCGATTGATAAGATTGCGGAAGAGACCGGACTTGGCCCCACCACTACGTTTAAGCTGATCCGAGGAGTTAAGGTCCCGGTAGACTATCCCGAAAACGAGGAGGATTGGCGGAAAGACGTGACCGGATTCCTAGAGGTTGCAATCTGGAAGGGCACCAAGCGACTAGCTGAATCCTCTATTAACTTGATAGATGATAGGGGCTTACCCGTAGCGGTCGCTGTGCTGACCGACAAACTCGCTGTAATTAAGGGTCAACCTACCTCAATTCACCTCGCTATGACCGCTTCGGTTAATCACCGCGACCTGATGAAGGACCTCAAAGAGCGCGATGTGACCCCTGTGAACGACGAGCAGATCCCGGACGGTGCTAACCCCTGACCTTAACCAACGGTTCGATTCAGTTAGCACTGGAAACCCAATGTTTGCTGGGGTTTTGAGCCATTCCAACTACCAGTGCTAACACTAGTGCTAACAATCGGTTCGATTCAGCCCGTCCTACCCCTCCGCCAAGGCCGGCGACAAGCAGGCCCAGGCAGGATGGGGGGAGGGGGTCGGGCAATCCGCGGCGACGGTAAAAGTCGACGGGTTTCCCAAAGCGAAAAATATTAGGAAATGAGCCAACCACCCAACCTCTGCCTCACCTGCTCCAAGCCCTTCGAGATCATCAAGGTCCGCACCGGCTCCAAGCAAAAGCGCTTCTGCTCCGACCACTGCAACGACACCTGGTGGAACGAGCAACCACTGCACCCTGTCATCCCCCGGGTAGACGCCCATCACCCCCGGGCACTCGAGCTCAAACAGAAGCGCACCCAGCTCGTACTCCTCGAGAAGGCCGACCCCTACACCTACGGTTTCATCCCGGACCACTGGGAGATCGCCAACACCGAGTATTCGCTCACCCAGGAGCTCCTCATCTCCGGCGGCAACCGCGCCGGTAAAACCCTCTGGGCCGCCCGCCGCGTGGTTCAAACCCTCCTCGAGAAGGAGAACGCATCGGTTCTCTGCTGTCACACCTCCCACGCCACCTCGGTCACCGTGCAGCAACCCGCCATCTACAACTATCTCCCCGTCGCACTCCGGGCGACCAAGAAGGGTCGCATCCACTACCTGAACTACAGCCGCAAAAATGGCTTCACCGACGGCTCATTCATTCTCCCCAACGGCTCCCGGTGCGACTTTCTGAACTACACGCAATCCGAGAACACCATCGAGGGCCGCGAGGCTGACTTGATCTGGTGCGACGAGCTCGTGCCCCAATCCTGGGTGGACACACTGCGCTACCGTCTGATCACCCGCCGCGGCAAGCTCCTCGTGACCCAGACACCCCTCGAAGGCGTGGCCTCGGTCTACAAGGAGTTCACCGCGGGCTCACAGGTCAAGAACTGGGGCACCGGCGAACTCTTAGCCGGCAAGCAGGGCCTGCCTACATGGCCACCCGGCAAGGCTCCCAGGGTCATGGAGCAGCCCGCAACTAGGCGCAAAACCGTTTTCTTTTATTCCGAGGACAACCCGTACAACCCCTTCGACGAGATGAAGAGCAAACTCGTCACCTCGCCCATGGGCCAGATCCTGACCCGGGCCTACGGCTGGGCCTCGGACAACATCGGCAAGGCCTTCGCCCGTTTCCGCCCGGATATCCACTGCATCCCGGCCTCCAAGGTGCCACCCGGCGGCACGCTATACATGGTCTGCGACCCCGCCGGAGCCCGCAATTGGTTCTGCCTGTGGCTCCTAGTCTACGAGGATGGCAAGCGCATCGTGGTGCGTGAGTTCCCCGACTTCTCCAACTTCGGAGAGTGGGCACTACCGTCCGAAAAACCCGACGGCAAGCTCGGTCCCGCGCAAACCCTAGACGCCGGCCGTTCCATCTCCGAGTACCGCAACCTCTTCCGCCAGATTGAGTCCGACCTCGGCTACGGCGAGCCCGTCATGCGACTGATCGACCCCAAGGCCGGAGGTTCTCCCGCGCTCTCCGAGGCCGGCGGCACGACCCTGATCGACCTCCTGGCCGAATCCGACGACCCCACCGACGATGGCATGGCCTTCATTCCCGCACCCGGCGTGCCCGTCGACCAGCGCACATCCGCCATCAATAGTCTCCTCTCCTACGACGCCACCCAGCCGCTCACCCCGCTCAACGAGCCTTCTCTCTACATCACCAACGACTGCGCCAATCTTATCTACGCACTCTCCGAGCACACCGGCCGCGACGGGCAGAAAGGCGCGACCAAGGATCCAATCGACTGCCTGGGGATGCTTTTGGTCTCAGGTCTTGCCTTCGTAGGCCGCGGGGGCTTTGATTGCCGCGGCGGCGGCGGATACTAAACCATTTCACTATGCAAGGAGATTCCTACAAGCAAGCAACCGACGTGATGGCACGGGTCGGCGACGAGCCCAATGTACCGGCATTGACCGAGGAGCTGCGGCGCTCGGCCACCGACTACGGCGTCTTCGCCCGGGTCGAGAATGCCGAGAATGTGCGCTACTGCCGCTGGCCTGGGCAGACCGACGACGGCAAGAAGAACAACGATGCCAACCGCAACAAGCCGGCATTCCCCTGGGACGGTGCCTCCGACACGCGCATCCCGCTGGCCGACGAGGTGATCAACGGCCTCGTCGACCTCTGTTCCACCTCTTTCTGGCGCTCGATGCTCCGCGTGTCGCCCACCAACATCAGCCAGCTTGACCAGGCGGTCACCGCGCACAACCTGATGGACTGGACGGTCAACTCCCGGATGTACAACGACCTCACCCGCGAGGTCGAGTTGCTCTCTCAGTACCTCTGGACCTACGGCTGGGCCGGCGTCCACGTCACCTGGCAGCAGGAGATGGGGCAGAAGGAGCAGTACCTGACCATGGACCAGATCATGGCCTTGGCAGCCCAGTCGCCCGAGGGCTCCATCCTGGCCGACCTGCCCAATCTCATCGCCAACCCCGAGGCCGACGACCAATCCGCGGAGCTCCTGCTCGCTGCCTTCCCCAACCTGCGCAAGCGCCGGGCGCTCAAGGCCATCCGCGAACTGCGCACCGAGGGAGAGTGCGACTTCCCCATCCCCACCATGGTCAGCAATAAGCCCATGGTCGCTGCCCTGGCGCCCTACGACGAGCTGGTCTTCCCGCCCGAGACCACCGACATCCAGTCCGCCCGTGTGGTATTCCGCCGCTACTACATGACCGAGGCCCAGCTCCTGAACAAGGTCGAGACCGAGGAATGGGACGCCGAGTGGGCCCAGGAGGCCATCAACACGATGGGCCGTTTCTCCGATTACTCGGCCTATACCTACGCAGCCGTCGGCCTTGCTGAAAACTCCATCCTCGACCGCGAAAACCTGATCGAAGTGGTCTACGCCTACCAAAAGTCTATCGACTCCGACGGTATCCCGGGCGTGTTCTACACCGTCTTCAGCCCCCAGGTCGGCGACAAGTGGGGCTACTTCGACCTGTTGGACTACACGCACGGCCAGTATCCTTTCGTTATCTGGCGCTCCGAGCTCATCCACCGCCAGATCACCGAGAGCCGCGGCGTGCCCGAGGTCTGTTCCACCTGGCAGCACGAGGTCAAGGCCCAGCGCGACTCCATCTTCGACTACACGTCGCTCGCCACGCTCCCGCCCATCGAGGTCCCCAAAACCCGCGGCGGCAACCTGAAGATCGGTCCCGCCATCCAGATCCCGGTGCTGCGCCGCGGCGAGATCGGCTTCTTGGCACCGCCCGCCCGCGAGCCCGGTGTGGCCTTCCAACTGATTGCGGCCATCGAGGCCCAGACCGACCGCTACTTCGGCCGCCCGACCGAGAAGGTCCCGCCGGTCATCACCCAGATGCGCCAGCAGCGTCTGATCAACAACTGGCTGCACGGCTGGACCGAGGCCTTCCGCCAGGTCCTATCCCTCACGCTCCAGTACGTCGGTCCCGCCGAGATCCAACGTATCACAGCCTCTACCACCCCGCTGCCTCCCGACATTCAGGACTTCGACGTGATGCTCAAATTCGACATCCGCGAGCTGTCCACCGACCTCGTGACCGAGAAGCTCAAGGCCATCAGTACCCTCGTCCTGCCCCTCGACACCGCCGGCGTCATCGACCGTGCCAAACTCATCAGTGTCGCCCTCCGGGCCATCGACCCCAACCTCGCGAGCGAGCTGGTCATGCAGCAGGGACCGGCCGCGCAGAAGATGTTCAACGAGACCAACGACGAGATCGCGCTCATGTCGCTCGGTAATCCTCCCCAACTCCGGGAGAACGACCCCACCGCACCCATGCGCCTGCAATTCAGCCAACAGGTCCTGCAATCCAACCCGAAATATCAGGCCCAGCTCCAGCAGGACCCGCTCTTTCAGGCCAACCTGCAGAAGTACATTGAGAACCTGCAGTTCAGCGTCCAGCAGCAGCAGAACGCCATCACCGGCCGCCTCGGAGTCCAATGAAACTGACCGACGAACAGCTTTTCGAGGCCCTCTCCGTGTCCGAGGAGCACCCGGTGCTCAAGGCCATGGGCCAAATCCTCGACGACACACTCCGGGATGAGGTGCACAACGCCATCATCCCATCACTTTCTGCGGAGGACCGTGCCTATAACTCAGGACGCGCCGCCGCAATCAAGGATCTCATCGCACAAATCAGTGCGTTAAGAAATGAGAGGGAGTTGACTTCCGGTCAATTCTAGGCTCTCACTCAACCAATGGCTTCTTGGTTGGCCTTCAACAACCATGGCGCAGCATACCCGGCTTGCAGGGTCTAAAAGCATGGACATCCCGACGACACAGGAAGCGAAACCTGCCCAAAACACGGCACAGCCCCCAATCAACCCGATGCAGTTCGACGAATCGGCGTTGGCGAAGCTACTGAAGACACGATTCAGCGGGGAGGAAGACAAGGCGTTAGCTGTCGAGCGACAAGCGCCGGAGCCGGAAGCCGCTATTGCGGACGATCAGGCCGAGGATGCGGAGCCGACCGCAGAACAAACGGACGATCAGGCCGAGTCGCCTGATCAGGAGGTTCTTTCCGAGACCGAAGAGAACAGCGACGAGGAATCGCTGGGCTACCGCAAGCGCATCGACAAGCTCACGCGCCAGAAGAAAGAGGCGCTGGAGAAGGCCGAGGCACTCGAGCGGGAGCTCAACGACGCCAAGACCAAGCTGGAGCAGACCAACGACAGGCCGACCGCGGTGCAGTCCGCTGCAGACCCGTTTGCCGATGTCTGGGAAGTGTCGAAGCTCAACGATGAGTGGAGCAAGGCCCGGAATCTGAAACGGTGGTGCGAGGACAACATCGACGGCTGCGAAGTAGAGGGCAAGGAGTACAGTTCGGACGAGGTGAAACAGATTAAGCGGCGTGTAGAAGACGCCATTGATCTGCACATCCCAAACCGCGCTCGCTTCCTGCAGAACTATCAGCAGATCAAGCCAATCGCAGAACAACTCTACCCATGGTGGAAGGACCGTTCGGCTACCGAGTACACCGAGGCGCAGGCCGTCCTGCGGCAACTGCCGCAGATTGCCTCACTGCCGGAGTACCAGGTGCTGGTCGGTGACTTCATTGCCGGGCGTAAATTGCGTCTGGCACAGGAGTCCTCCAAGGGCAAGCCATCTGCCACCCGCCCGCTGGCCAAGGCACCCAGTCAGCCCGGTCGACCCACCGCCATCCCTGCAAAGAAAGATGCGGCCAAGGTCGGCCTGGACAACGCCAAGTCGCAGTTCCGAAAGTCCGGGACGACCACCGAATTAGCCCAAGTACTCAAAAGGATGCTCTAAACCATGCCCCTACTTCAGCCCAACCAGGGCGGCTCTGTGCCGCTCGCTTCCACCTCCGCCGCTCGTGAAGATCTGGCGGATTACATCGCCATCGTCGATGCCAAGTCGACCCCGTTCGTGTCCATGGCCCCCAAGGGCCGTGACATCGGCAATATGCAGTTCAGTTGGCAGGTCGACAATTACGGCGCTCCCGTGCTTGCCGGCGTTGTCGACGGCACTGATGTGACCGTTGCCAGTGCCTCCAACCCGGTGGTCAACCGGACCCGCTTGAACAACTACGGCCAGGCCTTCCGCCGCGACCTGCGCATCGGTTTCATTGCCGAGACTCAGGACGTCGCTGGTGTGACCGATGAATTAGCTAACGGCATAGCTAAAAAATTGGTTGAAATTAAACGCGATATGGAAAGTACATTTATGTGTACTAACCAAGCCGCCCAGGCCGACAACGGTTCGACCAATGCCTACCTGACCGGCTCGCTCGGTAACTGGTTGAACAGCACCAACGCCTCCAACATCGGCGCGTGCGCTTCGGGTTCGCCCTTCCTGCCTGCCTCCGGCGCTGTCGACACCACGGCCTCCGCTTCGTTCACCGAGGCCACCGCCCAGAACGTGCTGACTGCCGTCTACAGCGCCACCGGCACCTTCCGGGACTACGACTGTATCTTGGGTACCACGCTCAAGCGTGCGTTCACCAACCTGACTTCTGCTGGAATCACTTCCACTACCAGCACCAACGCTGTTGCTGCTACGTCTGTCAGGACTTTCAATCAAGAGCTGTCAAGCGACACGTTCAAGTCGTCGATCGACATCTTCGAAGGCGACTTTGGTCGCTTGATCCTGCACCCTACCACCTTTATCGGTGGTAAGAACAGCACGGCCCTGTCCGCTCAGGCCTACAAGGGCTACGTCATCCCGATGGACATGGTCGAGGTTCGCTACGCCAAGCTGCCGCAGGTCAAGGATCTGCCCGACGCCGGCGGCGGCCCTGCCCGCCTCGTCGAGGCCATTGCCGGTCTCGTGGTGAAGAACCCGAACGGGTTTGGCTTCTTCAACGGCGCGAGCTAGTCTTAGTTTCAACGGGGG